ATGTTTACCCCGACGACCGCCGCTTTCGGCATCTCTGCCATCTTCACGGACCTGCTTTTCGGGGTCCTGAACGCGCAGCCGCAATATGATGACTCCGGAGATGTCATCGACGAATGGGCTGCCGCTCTGAATCACTCGCGCTGGCAAACGTCGCAGCTCGCGGAGATCGCTGCTGTCACACAGCGCGAAAACGAGATTCTGAGACGGCGGTGCGCCGATCTCGAAAGCCTCGTCAGGGAAATGGAAGCCCAGTTCTTGAATCCCGCTCTCAATCGTCGTCGTAGCTGATATCGCGCGCTTTCGGTCTCTTTAGCTCAGCCATCCGCCGTCGGATTTGGTCAGTGGTGTGTGCCCGGGCTTCAAGTTCAAGCGCTTGCCCGATAATCGACTTGGGCTTCGCAATCGGCTCAGGCGTCGGATCCTGCAGATCGTCGATCTCCATCTGCAGCGCCATCACGCCGCCCCGACGCAGGCGGGCAGCTTTAGAATCCGACATCTCAACGAGCCACGTCAGCACATGTGGACGGATTGCTCGCACGTCCATTTTCGCGCGGCGACGCACGCTGGCACGCAGGTAAGCGTATGTATCCCGCGCTTCCGGCGTCGCATCTCCCCATGCATCAAGGCGTCGCCGCACCTCACCAGCGGTCAGCTTTCTGTGCGCGTCTTCGAGGATTTCTGCCGTGTCTGGCGCATCCGGCGGCAGCGGTAGCTCTGACGGCGCCGATCCGCCGGGAAATAGCGATCTCACGACAGTGTAGATGACCTGCCCCGTTTTCTGACAAATCGTTGCTGTAATAGACAACGCAAATAACATTGCGTTCGCAATAGCTCTCAACAATCCCATGTGTCCTCTCCTTATATAGAGAGGTTCCATCTCCGCGTTGCATGGGTCAACTCGCCGACGCGATATAGCATTGAATACTTATAGCACAGATTTATTTCCGCAGGCGCATTGTGTGCAGCCACGCCGGCACTCAAGCTGTCTATATAAGCAAAAAGAAAGGACATCTTATGCTTGAGTTCAATTTTGACGACGTTTCGGAGTCATTGAAAGCTTCACAAGTTCGCATTTTTACCGAGGACGCACGCCGGATCCGTCAGTATTTGCTCTGTTTTGGGGTCTACGTGGCGATGTCTGTAACTTACGGAGACGTCTATCACGTTATGTATGGACGTCCGCAAGTACCGAAAGTGCCAACCGACATGATGCCAGACACTACTGAAAACCGGCTGTATGCGCTCAAACTACTGCACAAGCTCTACAAACTGCAGCGTAGTCTGGAATACTGGGGCGCACGAGTATCGATAAAAGTCGCGTATCAGCACGAACTAGATGACCGAGATCCTCCTCGTATCGTCGAGCGCGATACAACACCGGCACCAACACTATGATGGAGGGACGCAAATGACACACGAGAAAGCAATTAGTCTCGCAGAATACCTCGGCGCTACAACGATAACACTATGGGAATATGACGGACTGAAGCCAAGAGCCAAACTATATTTCATGGCATATCTGCCTGCCAGCAAGAATTCACCCGACGTTGACGTCGACATAATTTGTCACGTCACGACCGCTAAGCACGGCCGTCTCGTGATCGCGAGGTTGGAAGCCCAGAATGTTTGGTCGCATCATATATTTCCAAGCAAAGAGGCTTTCGATGAGTTTCTAAACTTGCTCGACGAAGACGGAAAGCTGATTAGAGTTCCGGGTGATGGAAATCACGAACTACTAAGAATACCACTCTAGGAGCAAAGGACATGTCAAACGCATATTTATACGCATACGAGGACTCGCACATCGATACAGTTGAAGAAGAACTCGATTGGTTGGAGCGCGTTGCAAAGGGCGAGATTGATCCTGACGACGATGACGACGCGGATTTTATCGCCGACTATTATCTAGATGACGCGGCCTGACTACATCATCAAATAAACATAAGCCGCCGAAATCGGCGGCTTTTGCTATCTCGACGACACGATCTTGGAGATCGCTGCGACCTTTCCTCTGCAATCCGCACCTGCCTCGGCGAGCCGGATCATGTAGCTCGCCACGGCTTTCTGCGTCTTCCACGCCGCCGTTGTACGAGGTTCTGGATCGCATGATAGAAGGGATTTTGGCACCTCGATACGACGCTCGACGACTTGAATCTGCGGCTCCGCTGGCGGCTGGTGAGCGCATCCGGTGAGCATGGTGACGATAATGATAGCGACGGATCCTCTCATTTGAATCTGACATCCCGCAGCCGTTCAAGGACGGCGGCTACTGGGCCATCGTCGGATTCTGGAGCTGCGGCGATCTCACTTTCGAGATCTCTGCCAGCAGCACGCAGATGGGAGATTTCTGATTGCTGCTCTTCGAGGGCCGACACGGCGAGACGGCGATCGGCGTCGGCCTTGAGTGCCTGCGCCGCATTGTCGGAAGCCAGCTTCTCGGCTGCGACGGCTCTGGCTGCCATGGTCGTCACCTGCCGCTGAGCGACGACGAGATCGAACTTCAGGGAGACATAGGTCCACCAGCCGTAGCCGACGGAGGCGATGATCACGACGGAGATCGCACCGGCGGCGATCAGCTTCGGTTTTGCGAGCCCGACATTAAGAATTTCCGCCAACATCCTTGCCTCCCATGCGCAGAATTTGGCGGTAATCGAGATGGCCAACGCCGGTATATAGACCGTAGATAGTTGTGAGAAATCCGAGTGCGTATGTCGCTACATCACCCAGACCGGCGTGGATCGAATAATAGATCACTCCCCAGCCCAAGATGTTGTTGATTGCAAGCCATATTTTTGAGGTTCGGCGTGATGTCTCCTTCATAGGCGCGCCGCCTGCAAATGCATGTGGTCAAAATCGCGAGCCCGGCCGAGTGACACCCAGCCTTCATCCTCCCAAATCCGCCAAAATGTCTCGCAATCCGGCTTGGCCAGCCTCGCCCGCGTGTGATCCCATCTGAGCTCGTTGTGAGACGGATCAAAATCGATCGCTATTCCCCAGGAATGCATCGACAGGCGGGATCCGCCACGCATCGCTCGAACGGCCAGGCACCCACCAAAGCGATCAAGACCAATCCGCCGTCTGGCGTTAGCGTCGTAGGCGTCGGCAACGCGCTGAAAGCAGCGAAGTGCGGAGTCGTGGACCTTCTCGTGCACCGAGAAGCGCTTGATCGGTGTTTCCGTCTCCCAATCCAGAACCATCTCGAATGGTAGATTGAGCATCACCTGATGCTCGCCCGGCTCACCGAACATCCGCTCAACGTCAGGCTGGCGTGGCCATACAGGCCTAGCTGCAGGTGGCTCTGCGCGCTTTGGGTCGACGTCGCGACTTGGAATTGGCGTCCACGTAAGGAGCGCCGCCTGAGTCGCGGGTCCCGGAATACCGTCGACGACGAGCCCTTTGATCGTCGACTGGAATTGGCGCACTGCGGCGGCTGTTTTGTCGCCGCAGATGCCATCTACATTTCCGCTGTAAAGACCTAATTCTTTAAGTCTCAACTGCACTTTCACAACAATTTCGGACATCTGAAACACCTACCTGACAAATGGTAGGTACATCATCAGCACAGTTCAAGAGGCCACACGCCACCGGCCGTCAGATGTTTTATTGATAATTGTCCGCTTTCCGCTCGCATACGTCACGATATCAGCATACGCCCAAGTTGTCGGCCCGCTCTCATTGTAGCCCATCTTGAGATTTCCGTTGACCCCAGCGCTATAATAGCCGTCGAGAATCCGAGGCGTGTGCGTGTGCCCGGCATTGATTTTGGGCGCCATCTTTCGCAGTCCGGCCGCCGATCCGCGCGCGCCATTGATGCCCACGTCGCCGTGGAGGCCATGCTCTATCCCAGCTATCTCGTAGCTCTCGCCGTGCACGACGTAGTCCAGGGTATCCGACTCTTCGAGTCCGAAGATCGCGAGGGCATCTCTCACTACATTGTAGCGGAGATCTCCTTGCCGGTAGGCCCCGTGCCATCTGCCGTTGAGGTGATGCCATAGGTAAGCATTTTCGGCGTCAAACTGCCCCTGAGGGTCTTTGAGCCAGCGCGCCAGGGCACAATCGTGATTGCTCTCAATAATCGCCGTTCGGCACCAGTCACGCTGTACGGCAGCGACAAATTTGGCGACCTCGTCGAGCTCATCTTCGACAGATTCATTATCGGTGCAGGCGTTCAGGGAGCGCTGGTGAGGATCACAAATTCCGTGATGATTTCGCGCCCTAAAATCCAATACGTCATGAAAACACTGGTACATAGGGCGTAGCGCATTCAGCATAGATGACGACTTTACAGTCCCCCTCGTCGTCGTGTCATAGCCGAACGATTTCAGAGCGTGCTGTCTATTAAGTTGCCTTGTGTGTATGTCACCCCAGACTATACATATCACGTCTCTGGAGTCCGGATAGACAACGCCGCCGTCAATGAAATGCGTCAGGTCCTGGAAAGAGCCGTCTTCAGCAGCGAGCAGGTGCCTAAAGAAGCACTGGCCGTCTGTATCAATCTCGATCAAAAGCGCGCCAAATGTATGATGGAACAAGCTTTTACGGCCAGCCGCACGAGGCGTGTAGCTTGGCATCGTCACCGTGCCAGTTGAGATCGCAAAATGCGGCTCGGCGGCTTGCATGCGCGGTATTGAATCGAGGGCGACGCGTGCGTGCGGGATGATGACGTGTCCGCCGCGATTGGCGGTCATCCAGCCGTTCAGAGGGTTCGCGGTCGTTGGGAGCACATTGGCGTCGCCGACATACAGTAGGTCGTCGAGGAGACGCGTCCGCTCGAAAGCGAGGTATGGCGCGAGCTCGGGCGCGTAGCTCGCTGTCGCGATCGCATGGTCTTCGTAGAGACCGAGCTGATACGTGTAGCCGCCGACGAAAAGCTGGGCGCCTAAAAACTTCATGTATGCCAACAGATTGGTCCAGAACGCCGTAAAAATCGGCGTGTCGTCTTGCGCACTCGTGATAATGACGCGATGTACGATGCCCTTCTTCAGCAGCGCCTGGCGCTCGTTGACGGCCGTGATGCGGACTGGCTTCTTCTTCTCTGGCTTCTGAGCAGCCTTCGCAGCCGCCTTCGGCTCCTCGACTACAGCAGGCTTTCCGCTGTGGATCTCCTTTAAGTATATCGATTCGAATTGTCGTGACCGATAGTACGTTATTCCGGTGTTGTCGCAGATTGTCCGAAGAGACAGTCCAAGAGCGCGCTGTGATCTAAATTCTGAATAGTGGTCCCTCATTTGTTTATCCTTTCAATAAATATGAAAGGACACAAAATTGCCTAGCGCAAGTCGCCGGCGCGATGTCAATGAAGAAATTTAGGCAAAATTTGTGACACAATGCGCGTGACAACTGGTTTTCGTCACAGATTTCCGAAACGACTTTTAAAGAAAGCCACGACGATTGCGCTGATTATACCTGACACCGCTGAGATAGCAGCGACAAATCCGGCAGTTTTCGCCCGACTTTGTTCCAAGGCATCAACGCGTTGTCTGAGGGTGTCGTGAGCAGTGTCGGTTTTATCGAGCCGCTCGATGATGAGATCGAGCTTAGTTTCGACGCGTGTCTGCGATTTTATTAGCTCGATCAAGTCAAAATTCTGGCCGGCGACTTCTGGCATGCAGCAATTCCATTCGATAATACGAATTTGTATATCGAAATGATCGAAGGGAAGTCTGAAAAGGTCAATAGTGCAACCGCCTGCTATCGACAAATACGTCGGATGGAACTCCACGAGATGATCGTTTCTTCGCGTCTTCAATCTCTTTAGCTAGCGCCGCCCGCAGTTGGGTATCTAGTAATGCGACATCATCATCGACCCGGATCCGCAGGCCAACCACCTCAAGTGATCGAAAGAATGCGACGACGCGTGATAACACGGGTAGATCCTGGAATACCCGAGCTATGATACCTCTTGACGCGAACTGTCCAACGGTGCGACTGGACTGCTTGAACTGCGTCTGTCGCCCCCAATTTCGACTAATCTCGGCTATCGTTTCGAGAGTAATTTCCTTGTGCGGATCAATTTGATATTCAGACAACCAGTCTTCGAATTCCGTCGGCCTATGTACCCTGCTGCACAGCAGCCTAAAATAGGATAAGCGTGCATACTGCTCAGATTCTTTTTCCATAATCTGCGCAATTACTTCGCTAGCAGCAACAAAGAATTGTGAGCGCACAAGCCCCTGTAGAGCAATAATTCGAGTACCAAGGTCATCATCGCGCAGAAATCTCACGAGTGCATGGAAAGCTCGCTCATTCGAACTAAATGCCTGAGCGATGATACGGAGAATAGTGCGCATCATGTCAGGCGTCGTATCGTCTTTTGATAAAATATACATAAGGAAATCACAATACTCATTGCCGTCAGTAAACGCCGCCCGAGAGAAATATATGATATCAGACCGAACAACAGCCGACATTGTTGAACGGAATAACGCCATCGCAATTCTAAGATCTCTGGAAAGGTGCGGACTGGACCTACGCACATTAGAACCGACCCATGTAGATGCCTCAGTCCAGTAGGCGTCGGATAGCCTGCCGAGTTGAGTACGAGCCGCCTCATTCGAGCGAAAAAAGTCATCGAGGCGTGCCTCTATCTCGAATAGAGAGCCTTCGAGGCGCGCCCCTAAAATTATCGTCGTACCGTCTCTCTTGACGTTAATTCCCGTAGTTCCTCGAAGATCGCTGCCAGTGAAGTCATATCCCCGAATATCACTATCACTGAAGTCGACCCCTCGAAGATCGATATACTTGTAGTCCTCTTTCGGGTCGAGCTCAAGAAGACCGCTGATCACCTGGAAATTGTCGATGTCCGAACTGAGGATGCCTTCGGCTAGCCTCTTATGAGCATCCGTCAACGCGCCAAAGAACGTTGTCTCAAGTCTCATGGAGAGTGTCCGCCTGAGACAGCGTCACATACTGGTCCGCTGTCTGTGAGTCTGATAAGGATATTTTCTTTATCCAAGCCGCAAGAAGTCGCTTTTTATTTGCGCTCGTCCTAGATAGCCACCCAACGTCGTCACCTATGAACTCGACACAGATATCTTTCTTGTGCGTACGAACAGAAACTGCGATTGAAGACTGGTTAGCCCCCTTAATCTTCTCCAATCTAAAAATCGTCTCTCTGCCGTCCAGATAGGTCTCATTCAGGCACTGCCCGTCAGGTTCCTTAATCTCCCAACGATCTCCGCCTAACGCCTTGACGCGGTAGAACGTCACATCCCCCGTGCTTTCGGTCTGAGTAGTAACGCTCGTATCTTTGGCGACCTTGCCGCCAACTTCCGCGGATCCAGCGACCACCCCTGAAGAGCTCATGCCTAAGGCGGCTCCAACGTTTGCCGACGTCTTTATGACAGACTGTTGTTTGGTAACTTCCTTTGTAGATATCTCGATGGCCTTCTTGGGTTCTCCGAGTCGGGACCCAACAATAATCTTCTCACCAGTCAGGTCTACTACAATGTGAGCACGTCTTATTGTCGCTGCAATCTCATAATCGTCTATCGTTAGCTCTGCCGTACCTGCTCTCAGCGTTCCGTGAACGGATGATAGTTCGGACTCATCGTCTGATATGACGCTCATTACGAACTCAATAAGGTCTGGCGCTGCATTATTATTCTTTATCCGTCGCTCGGCCATCCGACACTCCCTGGCTGCTGATCAGCCCCACGATCACGGACATCACAGTACACAACCTACAATGTCGCATGTCAGCGTGATTCCAACAACGATACGCGAGTTCTTTTTTTGTTCTCGTTGGGCGTTATGGTGCCGCCCAGGACAAACGAGACACCAAACATCCAACTCCGCGAGCCTAGATAAATCCCTTATGCGATGAAGATATTTCGCATTCCGCTTGCAGCGAACCACACCAGGGCAATACCATCCCTACAACCCTGGAGAGGTGACGGTGGGCTCTTTCTCTATTTGGCACTGGCTAATCGTGTTGGTGCCGATCATAATTGTATACGCCATTGTTAGGCCAAGAAATGACACGCTTAAAGGCATCCAGGGTTGGCTTGGGCTGCTTGCAGTGTGGCAGGTGCTAGGCATTGCGCGCATTGCATTCGGATTTTTGTATCAGCTCAAGCTATATAGTGGTTACGCGCAGATCTCTGGTGCACAGGCTGTGTTATTTGGAGAGATTACGCTTAATGCAGCGTCTTTCGCAATATTTGTAGGAACGACTTTTGCTCTCTTCGGGAAGAAATGCTCGTTCCGGTCATGGCTATTGTGGCAATGGCTCTCCATTCCCATCATTGCGATACTGGACCTCGTATTAATATCCGGCGTCACCAATATCGGCGTACGCCAGCTTGTGGAGTATGCTGACGTCGGCCAGACCGTTGCGTCGTTCATAGTAATGGGACTATGGGTCCTCTATTCACGGAAGTCTCGACGCGTTACAAACACGATGACTGTTGGCGGGCCAGTGGGCACGCCGCCTCAGTATAACCTTGGCGACCACATCGATAACGCACCATCTGAGCAAAACAACCCAAAACAATACGGATCAACATACTCGGGATCGGACACCATGAAAGCACTCCTTGGGGGAGCTATCGGCTTCGTCTTCTTCGCTATCGCGCTGCTGATGTATTTCCCAGGCGGCACGATCTATATGGCAATGCGCTGCAATAGTCGTGATCTCAGCGGATGGGACTGGGTACTCTCGGTGGTGGTGCCGTTCTACGGCCTCTTCAAGGGGACTTTCGGCTGCTGACGCCGATGGTGTGGATTGCTCCGGCGATCGCGGCTGGGATCGCAATCCTGCCGTTACCGTATGGAGCCTATGCGATACTCAAGCTCGTCATCTGCATCGGAGCGGCTGTGATCGCATGGACGGGATATGCAACGCATCACCGCTTTGACTTGCGTGTGCTGGTCTTCGGTGCGATTGCGATCCTGTTCAATCCTCTACTTCCGATCCATTCGACCCGCTCAATATGGATGGCGGCCGACGCCTTCGCTCTCGTCATGTTCATCATCGACTACGTTCGGTGCGCCCGAGGGAAATAGGGGGATCATTCCATTGAAAAAATGGCTCATTCCGGCAGTTCTAGTTGCCATAATGCCGTCAGAAAGTGCACGAGCTGCACCTGATATTAATGACGTCATTCGAGCCTTTGACGCGATCTGCGTCTCAAGCCAGCTTGACGAAAAATACATCACAAAGACCGTCGATTTGTTCGCGAAACAGACTGGCTCGAAGCTCGCTCGTGTCGACGACGAGATACTGAAGATGGCGTCCCCTGGCAATAAGATCGGATGGGCAATCGCGAACACTATAACCCCATTCATCGTCTCATATGGCGAGCGCCGCGACGGCGCGTTCCTGTCTCGGTCTTGCGGGATCTCCGTCGGCGATATCCCGCAGGACATCGTCATCAGCACCATCGAGAAGAGGTATAAGGTCACGAAGATTATTGATGAAGTACAGGGGGTGTCGAAGATCCTCGTATACACCGTTAATCTATTTGGCTACGGAGACCAACGGGTCGTTATTAGTATACAAGCGAGCGATATAGAAAAAATGAGCATTATCTCGCTGTTTGAGATTCCAAAATAGAGAATCGCTTACGCTTAGCGCGCCTATCAATCGCAGTGTCAGATGTATTGGCCTCCAAAGTCAGCCATGGTCACCTGATATGAATTTGTCGGTGGGGATCCCACTCCGTTTTGCTCTTATATACACAATGCTTACCAAGGGTTGACCGAGATGGCTATGCCCATTGACCGGTAGAGTTGGACATGCCAGGACTGTCCTCAACGGAAGGGCATCCTAATATGCGTGAAATTACGAAGTACACTCTGACGCTGACGCCGGAAGCGACGAAGGAGTACGAAGCGCGTGCAGCGGTCACGACGCTACCGATCGAAGGCATCGCGTTGATTGATCACGCAAAGTACCAGATCAAGATCGGCTCGATCGACGCCGACGATCTCTACAGTGCGCACGAGCATCTCTTTATGATCGCCGATGCGCTGGAGACAGACTCGCTGTCTGACGCGGATCGTGAGAGCCTGCCAACAATCTTGCGGCAGCTTGCTTACTACGCGTCGCAAGAGAAGGCGTGGCTGGAGCCGATTGGGCAGGACGACTGAGATTATACCTGTCGAGCCGATCTCTGATGACGCCCGTCATTTGCAACCATAGTTGGATCGCAGGAGATTCAGTACGACAACAGGTGTATGAAGCATCTGATCGCGCACCGGAGTGTAGTATCGCGCATAGTCCCGCGCTATAGTGCGCATTGAAACGTCATCCGGTAAACAAAAGTCTTCGAAATCCTTTGGTAGCGATCTAAATTCTCTCAACACGCGAATTGTATCGATAAATCCCGCGATATACGACGTGCAAATATAATAACTATCTAGAATATCCTGCGTTCCAGTAACCTGACCATTATGTTCTTTAACAACAATCGATGCTTCACATAGATTTTCAAGTTCACTTGGCCTAATAATTTTTCTGCTCTGCGCGTCTGCACTTACGGAAGCCAGAACCGTAGCGGCGAGTGCAAAAGTTAACGCCATCGACGTTCGCACGATCTTATCTCCGCAGCTTGTAAGGCGCAGCCTCTCAGGTGACTAGGAATCACATCATACGCGATTAAGTTGCACTCGGCACTTTGACGGCGACGAGCGCGGTTTTGGCGTCGACAGGCCCGGGCCCTCCGATAACGAGGTAGCCTTCCGACTCCGGAACGCGCCTACCTCGGATATCTGCCGTCCACGTCATTCTGGTGCCGCGCGTCGTCATACGATGCAGCAGATCTCGGATCTCGTCGCTTCCGGCCATCTCAAACCTCCGCCGTCAAGTTGATGCCCGCCGGAATTTCCGGCGGCTGGCACACGACAGATAGCCGACGAGGCAAAAGGTCTTCTTCTCGCAGCGGTTCGAAGCCAATCGTTGCGACCGTCGGCATCGATGCGAGTGTCGCTTCGGGATCTGCAGAAACGAGCATCGCCGTTGTCTGGCTGGCCGCATTGTTGACGAGCTCGAAGACCGTCGGCGCCTTGTCGGCCAGGCTATACGCGTCGACGGGCACGCGAGGTGCCTTGCCGCTCATCGTGTAGACCACTCCATCAGTGCTCTCGCTGCCAACAGGTTGTGTCGGGACGGCTCCGGAGCCGAGGAGCACCCCAATGACGACACGAGCAATCCGACGGCCTCGATCGTCGGCCGTGAGCTCGATCTCACGAACCTTGCCTGTCGACTCTCCCCCGGGCAGGTGGCGGTACTCGATGCGGACCTGGTGGTCCGTCGTCAGCAATCGAGCGAGAGGCCAGGCGAGTTCGAATGAGATTTCCAATGCTCTCGCGCGCTGCACCAGTTTGCGACGGAGACGACGAATTGCATGCCTGGCGGCCCGACGGCCGCGATTGCTGTCGAAAAAGCGCGGGTTGCGGAGATCCTTCATCGCAGCTTGTGACGTCGTCCGTTGCCATAATTGGATCTCGTCCTTGTACGGCTGGAAAGCCTCTGTCGCGCCGTGAGCGTGCACGCAGACCCAGGTGCGGCCGTACGCCGTTACCGTGTCGCCAACAGCGTATGTCTTGATTTTCAGCGTATCCGGATCCTCGTAAGTCCACTCATCCGTATAAATATCAACGCTCAAATTGTTGAGATTGATGACTTCAACGGATTCCGTCTTATCGTCGCCAAGCACATCCTGACATCCAGACAGCATCACAATGTCTAAGATCTCTTCACGCTGCTGCCGGTAGTCATAGGCCGCACGCAGATTGACTTGCAGCGTATGCGATTTCATCACCAACAGCGCACCGGCCGGATATTTCGACGGCGTCGACTGATCAAATTCGAAGCTGACTGTGCCGCCGAGGTCTTTGATACTCGCTTCCGCCAGCGTCCATCCGGTGTCCGCGCCAATCGGCGTTCCCGGCTGCGGAAATCGCGAGATCAGGTCGTCATAAGTGTAGGTATCGATTTGGCTATTGCCGCCGTCGATGGGATAGGTCTGGACGCCTTTGGCTTCTTGCGTCCACGACGCTATGACGCGCAGCCGCATCTTCGATTTCGGCGGGTCCAAGAGCTTCGCAGAGACGCTGCCGTCTAGCGCATTGCTACCGATGTCGACGAGCGGGCCCGAGATCATCGACGAGCGAGACAGCGCAAGGTTTCGCCGGTCCCATCTCCACTCCTCTAGCCTACCGTCGAGCGCGGTCTGTGGATCTTCATCGCCGTCCTGCCCCACAAAAAGCGGGTCATATGCTTCAGCATCGCTATCCGGTGAATCCGGATCATATGCGACCTCACCGACGCGGATCGCATCCGCCGCGGCGCGCAGGACATCGTCCTCATTCTCAGGGACACACTGGAGCTCTATCGTCACCGGATCGGAAGCAAGCTCTGTCGGCACGCCGACGAGACGCCCACGCGCAAGCAGCACGGGTTCGTCGTCTCCGTCCGCCATCTCGGAAATCAGAGCGTAGCGCTCGGTGCGCGTGAGCAGTCCCGCGATGCCTGGATTCCGGATGTCGCACTCGACAATCGGGATCATGCCTGTCTGCTCATGGATCCGGAGACGGAAGACCTGCAGGTCTTCGCGGGCATGAGCGACGGGATCGAAGGGTGCGAGCGGATCGGAGATCCACGCAAAATAGAGCATCAGATCTCCTCCAGATCGAGGGACCAAGATGACGACGCTGCGGCCTCGCTCTCGTCGACAGACCAGCCGGACACCATCATCGTCAGCGATGGGCGGTAGTAGATGCGGGCAGGCTCTGCGGCTGGCGATGACAGCGTCACGACACGGCCGTCTACGGTGCACGGGACGTCGCCAAATGCGAGTGTCAGGCACCGGACAGATCCCGGGTGTGGATCCCGGACGAGAGTTCGAGAGTGCCCACCGGCAGGTATCAGATCGCCGAGCTCGGTTACCGGGACGACAGTCAGCACGTCGCCGCGCCAGAGATGCGACAGAGCCGGAGGGCGGATATCGTCGCTCGAAATCCGGAGTACGAGTCTTCTGAACTCAACTGAGGTTAGGTTCACTAAGTCGCCGTTGACCGTTCTGCGTAACTCTCCGGCTTCGATAGGTTTTAGGCTTTCGTGGATGTCGAGACCTGACTGCCAGCCAATTCCGAGTTCTGAAATGATTAGGGACGTTGGAGATTGCATTAAATACCTGCCAGACCGCGCCTAGACATCTGTCTAAGCGTGTTAATAAATTCTGACCGGTTCGGGAGAAACTTTCCAGAGACCGATTTATCTCCAAAATTAAACTCAATATTTGTAGAGGGAGATGACGTCTCTGATGCCGTTTTGGCCGCCGACGATAGGGATGAACGATAACCCCATACGTCAATGCCGCCGTCGTCCGACATGTAGCTCGATGTCGGACGAGAGGGACGCGACGACATGTATGCGTCGTCTTGAGCGCGCATGTTGCCGAGCACCGCGTTGTATGCTGCGTCGTCACCGCTTTTGAGCGTCGCGTTGTAGAGTTTTTTGCCAGCCCAAGCTCCAGCCGCCGCACCGACGCCGATCGCGGCGACGATTGCTGTTATGGACGCCAAAACGGTGCCGAGAGCACCGACGAGTGCACTGCCTGCTCCAAGTCCAAACAAGCCTGCAAAGCCCTGCCCAAGCAGCATTACGAGGCTAATGCCCGCCTTCAGGATGCCCGACATTTTTAGTAGGCCGACGAATAGTAACGCTGTCGTGATATCTGTATCAAATAAGTCGAGGAGTGGCTTTAGCCATTCACCTATTTGTTTCAGAACGCCCTGAAACATCTGAAACGCAGAAATAAATGATTTTGCGAACTGAAGTACAACTGCACGAAGTTCAAGGATCTGCGAGGCATAGTCTTTGACCCATCCGGGAGACAAATTAGCTACTGAACCGGACAAAACGACACTGATTAGGTCGCGGAGGGACGAAATCGCACCTGAGATGATGCCGACGACGTGCATGACCTCAGCGATTGCGGCTTGCCCCAGGGCAACAATGTAGGGCTTTAACTGGTCAACGTAGGCCATCATCTGCGCCGCGATCAGTTGTGCGGTCAATATTATCTGCTCTCGTAAATAGATCAGTTGCCTGTTTTCGACGACCTTGCTGTCTTGAAACGTCAGCGCATAAAAGAGTTCTTTTGCATATATCGTCGCTTGCTGAATTTGCGAAGCGAGCGACAGGATCCATGTGTTCTGGACGGCACTAGCGTTTCCCGAGAAGAGCGCCTCAATGTCTGTGACGATTGTTTTGAGGTAGAGGAGCGCTGGAGTGACCAACACCACGCCTCGGCCAATGTGCTCAAAAATCCCATTCTCGAAGCCGGTGCGGCGTCCAGCGATAAGCCAAACGACGTCGTGGACGACAGCCATAAAGCGGTTCCATCCAGCCACCACGCCATCGGCGATCGCGATCCTATTGTTGCTGATCGTCACGGCGAGCATCTGCGCCATGCTCGACAGCATGGGGAGGAAACGCTGCGCGATCTCAGCCGCCAGCCCTTTGACCGACATCTTCAGCAGTGAGATGGACTGCGAAAAGACCCGGGTCCGCTGCACGTCCTCGGGCGATGCTATCGTGCCCGTAGCCGCAGCGATCTCGCGCCATCCGTCGACGTCTCGCCTGGACACCGACGACAGCATTTCGGCCATTTTTTCGGCGTCACCACCCATCAGAGTGTTGAAAATGTTGGCTTTACGGGTGCGATCCATGCCGCTGGTCGCGTCCATCAAATCTTGCATGACGTCGACGGAATCTCGGAGTCTACCAAACTGATCCTTGGTTGGTATGCCCAGGCTCTGGAAGAGATTGAAGGCGTCGCCGCTTCCGTTTTGCGCTTCAGCGATCTTGTCCGAGAGCGCGGACAGGCCACCCATAAGGTCATCTTGCTCGACGCCATAGCTTGCCGCGGCAGCGCTCATAGCCGCCCAATTCCTCGTCGATGTGCCTGCCGCCCGCGAAAAACGCTCCTGCTGGCGGATCATTTCGGTCGTCGTTCTGATAGCCGCCGTCAGCCCAGCGGCGCCGGCAGCACCGCCCCATAGAGATACCCTTTTACCCGCACTGGCGACCGACGACATGGCCGACGACGCCGTGCGAGCTGCTGCAGACGCGGCGGAGGACACTTGGCGCGTCGCCGCTACGGCTGTTTTGGAGACGGCGGCGATGTGGCTAGAGACACGAGATACAGAATCGGAGATCGGGCGCAGCGCGGTTTTGACCTCGGATCCGAAACGCACCAGAGCCGTCGCCGCCTGGCGAACGCCATCCAATGTGAATCTGGTTCTGATCTCCGGTACGCGTGTGTCCGCCATCTTTACTCAATTCCGATTGTATTCCAGGCTTTTCGGTCTCCGCTCATGCCCACCGCCGTGCCGACAGCAATCTGCTGGATCTCACGCCGGTGATCCTCTTGCATGCACGCTGTCATCCAGACGATCTGCCTCGGTGACATCGAAATCGCATCGGTGACACCGCGAGATCGGAGGAGCGTCGCCGCCTTCAGCATGCTGACGACAGCATCCTCGGGCTTTACGCGGCCTGGGCTTTTGCCAGAAGACCCTTGGCGTCGAGTAACGGCGCCAGCTTGCCGAAAAAACTCTCGATACCGTCGGGCATGGTGAGATCGCGGACTTTGACGAGGAGCGGGATCGTGATGTCGTCGGGCCATAGAATGACGGCCTTTTCGACATAAAAATCAAATGGATAGCCCGTCGCTGCGGCAATGATGGCTGCGATAGCCTGGGGGGCGATCTTGATTGCCTCGGCCGCGATCTGCTGCTCGTCACCGGCGAACAATATCTTCAGAACATCGGGAAAGCGCTTCCAGATTTCGAGGATAGTCAGGATCGAGATCGGCCGCACGGAGACCATTTTGCCTCCGCCGACGTCGACATTTACAAATGCATCTGATGCCAATGAGATTAGATCATCAATTTTATTCATAGTAATAGCGTGTCTCCCTATATATTATTACGCTAAAGCAGTCTTTGGGATATCTCGCACACGGCCAAATTCAAATCCTGCCGCTTGTGTACCGTCTGCATAGACTTTTCCCGACAACTGCACTTGCCGATAATCGTCGCCGCCCTGAATCTCGATATCGCCGCTGGGGCGGAGCTCTACAGACCATAGTGTAACCTCTTGCTGTGGACCAATGTCACCGACCCCGCGTGCGAAGAGCTCGCCCTTGATACCGCTGCCCGACATGATGCCGATGTTCTGCCGTTTTGCCGTCGCGGCAATTTCCGGAGCCGTGAAGCTGACTACGGCGCCGTCTCCAGCCGTCGATGGGACTGCCAGGATCTCAACGAAACCAGACCGGCGATCGACCCTAAAATGCATGCCGAGCACATACGGCACCGGCACATTGTCGTCGCTCTCGATCCCGGAGACAGTGACGTCAGACGCGCCGAGCGAGATGATATCGCCGGGCTCGATGCCGGAAATCGTCTTGCTTCCGGCGACCACCGCCGCTTGCACGAGATAGCTTTCAGCGGATTCCGACATATAGAGAGCGGCCTGCATCTGCGGTGTCAGGTGCATGAGCGTAAGGGAGATCGTCATTTCTTTCTGCACGACGTCGGACCTGCAAAGCGTCTTTGCAGAGTACTCTTTTGAGTATCGGCTTATCTCAGTCAAATTTGGCGTCAAGTTGAAAGTCTCAACATCGCCTAGATTAATGTATTTCTCCTTACCTTGCGGACGAAAGAGAACCTGACAGCGCGGCAAAGACAAATATTCAGACGAGACCGGCGTAAATACATTCATGTAAATCAAACTCCGTGCAAATTAATAGTCGGATCATCTTCGCGTGTTGAAACAGATCCGCGATATGAGATCCGAATAGCCGCTAGCGGCGAGTCACCGCTCTCCAGATCTCCGCCGACTGTCGAAACATAGTCCCAAGCCGTCATCGCGATCCCAATGCCGCCATCGACCGAGAGCGTCATCTCGACGTCGACAGCGAGGTCATCGAGCACAGTGTCGACGTCCGCTCCGGCGGCTGGCGCGACGATGTCGATTGCAACATCGACGCCACGCTGTTGCACGCGCGGACGGATTTTCGTTACCGTTGACGCCGTATCTGAGACCCTGACGACTGCCGCCGGGAGCTCACGAGGCTGGAAGCCGCGAACAGTGCGACCGTATGGCACGACAGACGAGAGCGCAGAAATCGGCGTCAATTTTGCAATAACGGCATCTCGAATCTGCGTGCGAATGTGACTCACTTACTCAACTCGTGCTTTTGAAATGTGTACTCTTACAATATCGTGGCCATCCGCATCGAAACTGTCAACGTCGTAGCTGGCGCCAGCGACAATAAATGTGTCTCTATTGTCTAATAACGCGTCGTCTGAACGGTCCGGACGCAATGACTTTAGAACAGAAATTCGTATGCAGATGACTGGATGCCCAGACTCTATTCGTAGCCCGTTGATGTCGACATCAGAATAAGCCGGGTCGTAGATCGCGGCGACGTCGAGTGCATTTGACGCGTCAAACGGCAGCCACCGCACGGATTCTCGTTCGCGAAAAGCGCGCAGAAAGACGGCCGACATTTGACGTCCAAGCCGCCGAGGCATTAGGCCACCTCAACCGGGTCTGCGGAGCTCTCGACTAACGGAGTCCAAGTGCCGTCGGCATATGACCAGCCGACCGCGCACGGCGCTGCATCGTCATCAACGGTGACGATGACGCCGTCCGCGAGGTTAAATGGATATGCCCCTTGTGCGACTGTGCGCACGATTCCGTCGGATCCGACGATTATCGAGATCATGACCGATACCCCCACAACTCGATGCGGATTTCACCCCTTCTCCCAACGCCGCCGCCGCTGAGCACTCTTGATCCACCACCACCGCCACCTGGTGTTCCACCACCGCCACCCTTTCCACCTGCCGTGCCACCAGGACCGCCGCCGCCGCCGTAGGACAGATACGAATGAGCGTCGGATCCTGCTGTGCCGTCGCCAAGACCCGATCCACCGGCGCCTCCAGCAACGACGCGATCGGCTCGGCCGCCCTGGCCTGAGTATCCACCACGCCCCTCAGTGATAGGGCCCGCAGCGATCGTTACGCCGCCGTCAGCCGGACCGCCGAGAACGTCTCCCCGAGTATCCGGAGAGCCATATGTTTCAGATCGACCGGTAGACGGTGACGACTGCCGATTCCGCGCAGCAATTCTACATTTAGACAGCGAATTTACGCATACACCGCCGAGACCGCGTAATAGATATGGCATTCCAAAATCGGTATAACTGCCGTCGACAAAATATGACCCACCAAGACTTCCGGCTCCGATTATACACGGTACGATATCCGGGAGTTCCGCGACCGAGAACAGTGCTCTGGCTGGCAAACCGCCTTGGCCGAAACCGTCTGTCGTACCGCCAGAACCGCCGCCGATACACTCGACTGCAACTTCGGTCACGATGCCTTTAGCCCGTAGCCCTGAGTCCGGATACGCGGTGTCCACGAAGTTGCCAGCGAGTACTGCGGCGACGTCATCAGCTTTGTGCCAGTCCGCCGTCGTAGCGACTACGCGCACGGCAAGCAGTTCGAGAGAGCGAGATTTCGAGCCGAGAATGACCGGCGTCAGGAGGCTCATCTTATGCCTCCAGGACTCTGACGACGCCCGCACCGGTGACAGCACGGACGGACAAGATCGATGACGGATCGACGCCATAAGTGCTGTAGCTCGCGCCTTTAAGCAGCCATGAACCCGCCGATGCATCCGCGTCGACGGCGATGTACGTGTCGACGTCGACGTAGATCTGTACCGCCGTCGTATCTGCAGTGAGAGCGATCTCAGACGGAGATGTCGTGACCGGCAATGCGGTCACTTTTCCAGAGAGCGGGAGCGCCGGAAGTGACGTTGGAGCGTAGTCCGGACCGGCAAGAGGCGTCTTCACTTTGCGCATTCGAAATCCTTGATTTTAAAAAGAAACCCGGCGGTGGGGAGACTGCGCCGCCGGGGTATGCACTCTCAGCAACAATCAAAGCTGAGAGATCTCGACGATAGCGCGAGGTACGTTGACCCAAGAAATCTGATTGCTTTCGATCAGCATCTTGACGCCAGCATTGTATTCCAGAGTTTCCGGAATAGTATAAATTGGAAGACCGACCGTATTCACCCAATCATTTGTTTCCGCCGGGGCATAGCGGGTCTCGTAAAGACCATCCGCGATCGGACAGAGATAACCCTTTGTCGGATCCATGAAATTCACGCCGTTGAGCTTGCCTTTTGCGTACGAGCGCAGGGTAACACCTTCAACGATCTCAAAACCCTTGCGGTTATCTGCGCGGAGTGCAGCACCATCTTGCCAGCGATCCCAAGCCTTTTTGACTGATGGATGAGAGACAATCTTCTTGAATAGCGTCTTTCCCGCCGGAAGCTCGAAGCCGTTTACTAGGAAGCCGCCAAGTTCATCTTCGGCTTTTTCCTTTGCCTCGATGAGTTCTGCGAGAACATCTGTGTTTGGATTGTTGAGATCGATACCGTGAGTATTGCGATTGACGCCAAACTCCGCGTGCATGTCATAGATCAGAGACCCATCGTGATCGCGAATCTGTCCAGTGATCGCACCGGCGCGAACCCACTCTCTCGTGACTTCCTGGCTTTTAGTACCGTCCTCTAGCTTTTCATTGCGCCGCATTTCTACGGTTTCGAGACCAGATTCCTGGCCGAAAGCGCGGACTCCTGAGACTTCTGACGCTTTGATCACGTACTCCAAAGGATAGTGGGGGACGATAATCGGGCGAGCACGACGACCACAACCGAGTACTCGCGTCGGAGCCGATCCGCGCTCGACGGCCGGGACGACGATGATTTTGCCGTCGCGCTCTTCAATGACTGCTACGCTCGTTGAGATGCCGCTCTCGTGCCACGGCAAATAAGTGCCGAGCTCATGCGGCGCGTACTGAAGATTATTGACGTAAGCAGTCAGTGAGAACGTATTAAACAAAGAATTTGAAAACAATGCTTCGGGCATTCAGTGATACTCCAAATATATATTATCGTGCAATGATGCCGGAGGCAGCGAGCGACGGAATAACGTCATCTACATCAAGTACATCGACGACGAGTGCGTCTTTTAGGACTTCAGCCGTCCGAGTGATCGCGGCGGCAGGGCGGTCGGCAGCAGTAGCATCGACGTAGCGAGCTACGATAGCGACGTCGTCAGTGATTGAGCCGGTTAGCGTCGTGTCTGATGCAAGTTTGCTATATTTCGAGCCGCCTTTGACCACGACGTGACCTGACTCATAGGGTGTCGGATCCGACGCCAGAACAATCTCATCGCGCGAGATAAAGCCATTTCCTTCCGAAATAAGAAAATCTTCGTCCCGCTTGCGCATTACTAGTGTCATTTATAAAACCTCTTACTCAAAATATCAGCGCTTATTCCGCCGTGCGTAAATTGCAGCGGTATCGATCGTTGCGGTGTCGGCCGATCGTGTCTTTGTTGATGGAGCCGTCGTCAGTGCAACTGTCGCCGAGCGTTTGAGAACCAAGGACCGCAGACTCTTTTGGATGTCGGACTTCGCGGCGCCGAGGGCGCCGAGATCGTTGACAATCTTGACCGCGTCGTCGCCGTAGCTGCGAGCTAACGTCCGCATCTCGGTGATCTCGCCGTCCGTCGCCGCCGGCGGCTCATCGGATGTCGTCTCGGCCGCGTCTGCGTCGTCTGATGCGATGATGTCCTGAAGCGCTTCTACGGCAGCCTTGTCGGCGTCGGACGCGTCAGCAGGTGCGGCCGGAATCGCGGCTACGCTATCTTTAAGGGTCGCCAGAGCCGCCTGTGCGGCAGCCAGCGCTTCGGAAAATTCCATTCTTTTCAACTCCGTTTTCTGAACTTCACGCTTTGAAATTGCTATCTGCGAAGCCGTCGCGGCGCTTCGAATCTTGGCGTTGGCATCGGCACCGACGGGCACCAGTGACGCTTCCAATAGCGTCCAGCGGACTGCACGAGCGAGCGGCACCAGGCCATCTCTCATCTCGATCTCATATTCCTGAACTTCATAGCCGACCGACATCTGCCGGAAAAATCCCTGCGCAAGGGCGTCGAGGATGTGCCGCGCGCTCGGCATCAGTCGCGCGTCGATGACGACGCACTGACCGACTCCGGTCGTCTCGACACGAGCAGCATCGACGACACCGAGAATATTAGCGATGTCATATGTTTGATGAGAGTTGACCACCGGAGCGCCTGCGGATCGCGATAGATCGGCACCGGCGGCGACGAGAATTTCGTCGACTTCAACAAGAAGAGGATAGCCGTCGGAGTCCGTGCGTCCGGGAAATGCAATAACAGTGCGGACAGAGGCTTCAGACGTCAAAATCGCTGAAAACTCCCCGGTCTCTAGATTTATAGAGACCGGGGTCTTCCCAACAAACGAACGCGTCGCAATACCGTCCATACAATGACTACTCATTAATATGTAATGATGAGATCGAGTAAAAGCATGTGTCAAGTCGGTTTTGAATATTTTCTCGGATCTGTTCTGACGTAGCCACGCGAGACCATTTCAGACATATAGTCTATGCGTCTCTGGAGCGTATCTATGTGCGCGATCAGGTCAGCAATGACGGCCGCATGGTCTCCAGAGGCGGCCAAATCAGCCGCCTCCTTTAGGATTTCGGAGCGATCCATCAGTCGGACTCGGCGATCTCAATGCGCTCGATCTGGTCAGAGACCTCAGCCTCGGCGAGCGCTTCGACGGCTGCAGATGTCGCCGACGGAGATGGAGGGGTGCCGTCTTTCGCGGTGTAGACGCTATACCGGAGACCGAGCTTTTCAGCGCGTGCTTGATCGCGCGCGTTTTCGAGATCGATTTTCTCCACGTCATCGCCCAATAAGGCCGCCGCGCGCTTCCGACTGAAAGTGCCAGCTTTGATGCTCTCTGCGATTGCGGTGATCTCTTGCACGGGATGGATATGACCGCGTGCCGGAGCAACCCACTCCACCCGCATATAGTCGCGTGGCTTGGCGCCCTCCGGCGGCGTCCATTTACCAGTCAAGATCGCTGTCGAGACAAATCGCCGCCACACCGGCTTGCAGAGCTGTTGGACGACCATCAAGTATTGTAAAGACTCAATCATCCTACCGATCTCAAGCATCATCGCGCGATACTGACGATCATTGACTTTCTCGAAATTCAACGTGACGTGCTCGTAGCTTAAACCGACAGAGACCGCCGCAGCAGACAGTTGTTCTCTCCTAAAGCTCGGATAATTTGCGTCGTTTGACGGTGGATTTGCGAAATCTACTTCATATCCGGGCGGAAGTTCAACGAAAGTATTGGGTTCGAGCGCTTGTAGTGCGACGTCTTCATCTTCAGTTTCTACCGTTCCCGGCAACGACTGATCTTCGCCGATAGGTTTTCGGAAGAATCCCCCGAAAAGACTTGTACCTTTCTTACGCTCGACTTCAGCGATGTCATATGTGCGCAGAGAGTCATATGTGCGCAGTGCAGCGCAAGCCCAGGGAATACCTCTGTTGTCTCCGAGGCGTTCAGGGAAATAGATATGAGAGACATCTTTAGCCGGAACACGCGTCGTCTGTAGAGATATCGTTTTGACCGTATAGTCGGACGGATGTTGCTGGTACAAATGGTACGCAACGATGCGATCTATTTTATCGCGTTCGACGCCACCAACGACAATATTTCCGCTTTCCGTAACCAGTGTTCTGTCTAGCGGTAGATGGTCACCCTCCATCAATTGAAGCTGAAACGGAACACTTAGACCATCTGATTCTTCGCGTTCACGAAATCTTATAATAGATTCGCCGGATAACGCAGTATTAAAGACGGACATCCATTGTAAACCATAGAAATCAAATTGTCCGCGACTGTCTGCCTCTTCAATCCAGTCTTCCCAGAGTTCCGCGAGATCAGGATACGGTATGATGGGCTTGATTCCGTAGCCGATCACGTTGTTTGCGACCTGCCTCATCGACTGCCTGTACAGCGGGTCGTTGCGATATGTGTGCCGAGACCGACGGCGGATCGCGGCGATCTCGCCGATGGCGCTATTGGGCCCGGTATCCGGAGCTTGCACTTCCCTGATACTGCCGTTCGCGGACTCGTATGCCGTTGTCGGCGTCGAGCTGCGGCCGAAAAATGCCGACCGGACAGATGTTGCCGCACGGCGGATCCGAGTTGCGACACGAACAACTGCAGGCGGCGGAGTGGTGGTTTTGATGGCCTTGTTTGACATGTCCATCAGCCCCTCAGCGCGATAATGCGGATCTGGCGAGAGCGTGTGGATGTCTTGACGCCGTCGATTTCATCAAGTCGAGCATAGAGTTGTTCTAGCGTCTTGAGAGCCTCTGAACGTATAGTGTATGTAATAGTTCCGCCTGAATTGTAAGAAACCGATTGAGCACCTGTTGCCAAGCCCTCCTCGATGTCTCTAATTGCGTCGACTAATTCCTGTCGTGTCCAAAGACGAAATAGTTTCATCCAAATATACCAATGTTGTATTCCTACCAGTGCGGCCTCAAAACCTTTGCAACGCGCTTTCTTGAGACCGCTGGGTGCGGTGCAGGCCGTGTCGATGACGGCGCCGGTGCTGTCGGAAACGACGGCAAAGGGGTCGTATGTGCAGCCGCCACCGGCTGCGCGACATCCTGCTTCGAGAGCGTCACCTGGTCCTTCGAGAGTGACGTCGACATAGCGGAGCGATCTTCGCCGAGATAGTCTACGTCGATGATCTCGCCGGTTTCCTGGTCGTGATCTCGGATGTCTAAAATTGTCAGTCTCTCAGCAGCTTTAGTCAAGTCGCGGTACGCAGCGAGAGATTGTCTCACTCCGCATAGAGCGGCATATGCGTAGACTAGACAATCCCAACTTTCACCGGTTTCGGAACGCTTCTTACGCTGCCATGATCGTTTACCTTTCTTCTCAACGATTGTTTCGGCTGATAGACCGTCGAAATAAGACTGAGGAAGAGAGGTTGGGAAGTGAGGGCCAGAGATTCCTTTGAGCGCCAGCTTGCGGCTCACGACGTCCTTGGCAAGCTGCGTATCAACCATAAACCATTGAAAACGCTTTTCTTTGTTCGTTGAGGCTTTGCGCGGCCAGATCGACGACGAGCGAGATCCGAGCGCAATCGAACGGCCTTTGATGGCCCAGACGCGCCACGGCAGCCGGGCAGCAGCGTAGAGCCGTACCTGATCTCCGAAATGCCCACCCATGTCGATCGCGGAAGCGACAACGCGAAACCGCTGTCCGCGGCCGTTTGTAAACTCGCGCTGCATGATCCTATCGAGCTCGGCGTCGGCGGCTGGATCGCCTGGTTCTCCTTCCACGACCCAATGTCCGATAACTCTCGGTACCTCGTGCCGATTCCAGCCGACAATGCTGATTTCTCGCGACGCGATCTCGACGTCGAAGCCCTTGCCCTGCTTATTTGTCTGCGTGTCGATACCAGCCGTTAGAAGCACGACGTCGTCGGGAACCTCCGCGGGATAAAGCCGGATTTGCGACGGCAGACGCTCCGCGACCGTACCTGCGTCTTGCAGGTCGTCCCAGGGCTCGCCGAGTACATTGTTCACAAAAACGCGCAGTTTCTCCGTGTCACCCTGCGCCGTAAGCCATTGTTCAACAATGTGAAACCAGCTTGCCTTTGGTGACATCGATAGCCATTGCGGCCAATGATATCCCCGATGGCCCGGCCGGTTTGGGATCGCAGTCGGGATGTACTCGCCGCCCTCGATTAACGCCTCCTTATACTCTTCGGAGATCCGGCAGACTTTTTCGGAATCGCACTGGTACCAGACGTCGTCGAGTATACCGGCGGCGCTGACGGACCACTTGAAGCCGTATCTGGTGTTCTTGCCGCCCCACCGAAGCTCTTGCTGATGACGGCAAAATGGGCACGTGACGTGGAATTTTCTCTGATCCGAGAGCAGCCATTCCCGCCAGATCCGAGACGTCTCGCGCAGAAGCGGTGTAGAGCCGACGCAGAGTTTGGAATCCCAAAAATCTGCGCCGCGGGTGCGGAAAAGTTCGAATTTGTCGCCCTGGCTTGAGCTTTCTTTGCTTTGCCAACCTTCGGCGTCGACCTCGTCGCCGACGTTGACGCGCGAGGAAATGCGCCGAAAACTGTCGTCTGATGCCGCACCACGCATGTATAAGACGGCGCCGTTACTATATCTGTGCTCGCTCCAGGTGTCTTTAGACTCGCCGCTGCCTGGTGACCTGATGATCGCCGACATCGCCGCGACGTCTCTGAATCTGGGCTCGATGACGTCTTTGTAAAAACCCTTCGCGTCGTCATCGGTCGGCTGTGCGTAGATGCACTTACTTCTCTCGTGCGCGAGGACGTAACAAAGCACGGCACCGGAGACCTGGGACCATCCGACCCGGGCTCCTTTCAAGACCGTGATCTGGTCAACGGCAGGGTCTGCGAAATCGTCAGCTACCGGCCTTTGATAGCCCAAAAGCCGCAGTTTTCCGGGCCGGTTCGTTTCCTGCTTCGACAGTTCAATTTTGTCCGCGATCCATTCCGTCGGCGAGATTCGAGGCGGAGGACGCAGTGCCGTCGCCAGCAATCTAGCCATCTCAGCAAGAAACGCGTTCTCACCCGGCGCCAGATCGAGGAATTCGATTTGTATCTCATTCGGTCGGATGGGAATCATTTCCCGCTCCGCCTGCGCGATGGCGCAGAGATGTGTCCGTCTTCAATGAGTTAAGCGCTGTTGCGATTTGCTCGTCGACAATGCCTCGCACTGTCGCGCGGATCCGGCGCTCGACGCGACCGGCCACGGCGTCCGGGATCGCTGACAGACGAGACCGGAGCTCTGCATAATCGGACGTGACGCGATCGAGGACCACTTGCCAGCGCGCTAGCTGGTGTAGTGTTTCGGCCGCCTCGGCCTCTGCGATAATGGCCACTGCAACGGCACGACGCCGTTTACCCTCGGCTTCTGACACGACGTCGGAACTGCCGCCGATCTTTTCGACAGCAGACTCGGCTGCACGGCGCTCAAGCCAGCGCACTATCTCCGCCATATCGAGGACCCATGCCTTTCCGGTCGCACGATCAGCACGCTCTACGACTGGACAGCCCTGCTCGACGTATTTTGAGATTGTGTTCCGGTCTCTGTCGATTAGCGACGCGAGTTGCGACAACGTGACGTGGCGCGATTGTGCAGATTTCTTGCGCACATGCGACACATCATCATCACGATTCAGCAACTCATCTTCCGTCGACAACTCAAAGACCTCAACAAATTCAACGAAATTCCGTATTCTCAATATCTATGGGTGCTGATGCTGACTTCGATTTAAAAATTTCGGAAACAGCGACGGCCTGCGGAGGGCAAATTATCCGTAGTATTCATAGCCTCTAGGGACCCTCTATTACCAGAAATCTTCATGCTCCATTTTCTTGACAGTACCACAATTACTAATCTCTCGCACAAAATGCCAATGTTCTTCTTTCGATCCCATTCGGACATCAGAGATATTAGCCTCGTATGCAGATAGCCAGCGATTGTAGTACTCCTTAAGCACCGGCTCGATCTCAATGTCGTACGGACGCACAACCCTCGTATTAAAACTCAAAGCCCGAGCTAGTATACACGCGCCACGTTGAGTCACTCCTAATGTTTTAAGATGAGATATTGAAAGAGGCAAGTGGTAGCAGAGCGTTGTGCGCGGAATTGATGCTGCAATTTCTTCGATATCCAGCTTTTTCCGCTCACCATCAATCAGTTTGCGCACAACGACGGACCGCAAAAGATGATGCCCGCCGCCGTAATCCTGGTCGTAGTCAGGATTCTGACCGTATTTTCCATCAACATTACTGCCCGCAAGAATTCTTTGCCCATTCGAGCTTGCATAGACCACGGAGAGCCACTTGTTCTGGCGACGCCGCGGACCAACTTGTCCTCCGCCGGTGGCCGCAGATGCGAGCAGAATCTGACGCCCGAGCGCTACCAGATCGACGAGCCGTATGCGAACTGTGCCGTCGTCGTCGACGAGTGCCTCGGCATCACAGCGCGCCAGGTCATCAGCACTCAGCCGGTCACGGATGCCGTAGCCAATATTGCCCGGGTCGTTGACGGAGTATGCGTAAACAGCATCGTCATCCCGTTGCCACCGCCCCGCAGAGCCACGGCTGGCGCCGAGCATCTCCGGCGTCACCTCAACGATGTCGACGTCAGCGCCAAAAGCCAGGCCGTCTACGCGCACCTCAAGCGATAGCCTGCCGTCCTGCAACGTCGCGGCGATCGTGATATCGCCCATAAGCTGTGCAATGTACTGCCCACGCGGCGATATCTCAAAGTCGCCGTCCGGGACCATGTCTTTCGCCAGATCGCGATCATGCCATCTCCGACGGTCACCGATAGCTGTGAGATAGCGCGCGTCGCGGAGCAGCGGGCAGTGCAGCAGAGCGTGTCTCATGCCGCCACCGGCTCGGCGAGCGCGGACGAGATTTCCGACGTCGACACAGCACCATAGAGCCAGCCCTCGTACCAAAACTGCCCAACGACGATCGCTGAACCGTCTGCACTCACATAGACCTGCGAGCGGCCATTCTCGTCCCATCTGTGCCTGAATCGCAACTCGACATCACGAGATCCGAGACGTACCTCGAAGACATCACCAACCCGCCCGATCACAGCCGCATCTTTGCGACCTCTCGCGATCCGCCGGATACTTGTGATCCTCGTGTCGTCGTTGATCAGCCTAGCCGCGCAAAGCACCCCTTCGGTGATCTCTGGAGCGTTGATGACGTGCATCTCTGATCGGCGCCCCCAAACGGTCACCGTCACCGCGTGTCTCTGCGCACGCCGCAGATACCGATATCCTCGCTCAACGATCTGCGCCGTCAGATACACCTTTTGCTCAAGCTCGGACCTGCGGATATTATATAGGGCACTGTTAGCCCGGTCGGCTGCGCGGATTCCAATGTCGATGCCATCTATATCGAGATATATCATCGTCGCTCCATCGCGCCCAAATTTGACGACTGCAGTCTCACCGTCGACGTCTATGTCCTCAGCGTTGCCGACGACATAGACCGTGTAATCCTTCGCATCGCTAGAAATTTCAACGGACGTCGGCAGCGCGGCTATCTCAGCGTAGCACCGATCAAGCCAAGCAAGTGCCTTCTCTAGCATTTCAAACATGATTTCCACCCTTTCAATCCGGCCGATATTATTGATTTTGTTGGCCACTACTAAAATGATCACCGCCGGCGGCGACCGACACAATCGCTATGCAAGCATTATTTTGAGGGCTCGTATTCTTACGTAACAAAAAGGGCCGCCGAAGCGACCCTCTCTTACTGTTTTAAACCAGATCAATTAATCCAGTTCTCGCCAACAATTACACGCGCCATCTCTTCGATAACCTCGTCAGATTTTAAATTATAGAGATTATCGACATCATCAACACAACCGCTATTGCTGTAATACATAATCGTCATGTTGTAATCATCAGCAAAATCGCATTCTGCGGAGTATGCATTGTCATCCTCGTCGTAATATACATTGACAGAGAAAGCGCCGTAATTTTCTCCACCCGCATTTTTGTATTCGACGATAGCGCCCTTTATAGCGTTCGCAACGATTGAAAGTTGGCTGTCGTCATAGCTCGAAGCAGAAACTGTATACATAATATCATCCTTTCGTGTTGTGTGATCCTTTTGTTTTGTTGATCACATTAATAGTATCCGCATCGGCTACGGATAACACAACACCACCGCAAGCATTATTTTAAGGGCTCGTATTCGTACTTAATATAATGGAGCCGATAAACGCTCGGCTCCACAAATTTCACTACGATTTTGTACGGAGTTACCTACCGATTTCCGTCAAGCATAGGGACCTTCTGTAGGGCAAATGCCGATTTTCGATAAATCCTCGGCCCGGTAGCGCGCAAAAAGCTCAGTTTTGAAGCCGTCGTCTGTGCCGATCCATGGGATCCCCCAATAATCGACGATGTCGCTCCGCGTCGCATAGCCGACCGACGACAGGTAGCTCAGAATGCCAGCACGCTCAGATGCACCCTGGTGTACGCCAAGGCTTTTGCCAGATGCGACGTCAAAAATTCTATAGTACCTCATAGACATATAAAGCCCTCCCTGTAGAGCGCAATGGCTCTACAGAAAGGATTCATCGCCGGCGGACTTGAGACAAGACGCAAGCCGTAGTTTTACGCGATTTCGCGCTCGTAGATCACGAGCTGCTCAATCGCCGTCTTGCGATATGCAGCGTCGTCGTGCGGATCAATACCGGTGTCGGCACAAAACTGAGCCCGCCGATTTCCGTAGTACCTGAGTGCCGCTTCGAACTTGTCGTGCGCGAGTACGGTGAGGCGCCCAGATCCAGACTGCTTCGATCCAACCTGAAACTCGCGCAGGCCGGATGTCAGATCGACACCTGGGAGTTCGTATTCTTCAGTCTTGTAGTACTCGTCGATGTCAAAGTCCTTGACGGACAAAGAGTCCATCGGGTTGACCAGATAGTCATAGATGTAGTTTTGGTTATCGAAGTAGGTCCTGTTCGCCTCCACAAACTCGAAGCTCTTCAGGATACCATCCTCACCTTCGCCGCCTTCAAGACCGAGAAACAGCCTGATGTCTCCGAGACGATCTCCATATCCCTGCGACCTGACGTAGCTCCGAATAGCGTCAAACTTGTCGTATCCAGAAAAGCAGCCGAGGCAGTTGCCACCTCGCGCGATATTGTAATAATTCATCCGCAATCCTTTCTTGCGTTAACCACCCGCCTTCTGCGGGGCATCTACGCTTACACAGCGTAATGCCATCCAGGTAGTCCGCACGAATACTATTGAACGACGCAATAATTATAAAACTGTAGTCAATATAATCGAATATATTACTCGTTAACATCTCTTTAACGTCTCATTGCCCGATCAAGCTCTGCTTGGAAAGCCACAGACGTCATCTTGGACCTAGCTGCGGAGCGGATATAGAGAGCGTACCGCAGCCTGGGCCTGTACACGGCCTGACGCTCAAGGGTCGCCAGCAGCGTCACGAGACCACGATTTTTGCGCCGCCAGAATCCCCTTTGGCCGCCGACAACACCGCGGAAGATGCCGTAACCCATCGTTCCAGAGTTCCTTTTGAAACTCCACCGGCGTTTTTGGCCGACAGTAGCCGACGACCATTCCGCAGCCAGACGCTTTCTCAGGGCACGCTCGTCTCGCAGTGCGCGCGCATATTGTCGGATGACATAACGCCGTGGCCCGCCTTCCCTAGCCTGCAGCCTGGCGCCGGTGACGAGCTCCGTGTCGCCGGTGAGACCAGTCGTGACTGACCCAGGCCGCTTGATGCCGCCGTCGATTTGCCAAATGAGATATCGCGCTTGAATCGGCTGCACCCTGACCACGGATTCCAACTCTCGGAGAGAGCCGCCAGCGGGGCGCGCTTTGTCGACCACGATGCCGCGACGCGTAAATGTGACAGGCCGATCGAGGTCGGCATCCATCCCCGCGATGACCATTTTTCGAGCTTCGAAAGCGACACTGTTGAGATAGCCAGCAGCGGCTCGCGGCAGTACCCGTTTTCCGATGTCGTCCGCAGCTTTGAGATATGCTTTCAGATTAATATGCAAACCCATTTAGAACTCCGCATATAAAAGTGCCCAGCGGGAGCAATGTGCTACGACCGCCGGGCTAGTTGCCGGAGTGCGAAAGGACCAAACACGCCGGAGACTGTATTAAGTGTGAGTCCGATAATCGTATATAGCAATAGCTTCTGAATAATTATTTGTATCATCCACTTTCAAGAGCCGCCAACCGCTGCTGTATAGAGCCAAGAAGAGCGTGGATACCCTGAAGCTCAATCTGAAGCCCGTTGACGATGGACGTGATATCGGCTTCGGCTGTCTGGATCCGGCTTTCCAGCGCGTCGATCCGAGCATGCATCGAGCGATCTGAGTACTGACCGGCGAAGGACCCAAAAATCAGGTCTGCCAAGCCTTTTCCTGGGCCGGCGGCACTAAGGACGGATGAAAGCTGGCCACCAAAAACGGCGCCGGTGAGCGATTTCTCCGCGCTCGCGAGAGCCGTCAATGTTGTCGCGAGGGTGGTGGATCCGAAACCGAAAAGCGCCTCTGTCAATGAGACCTCTGCAAACCTCCCGCCAGTCAGATCATCATCGTGGAAAATGTGCTGACAGAGCGATCTGCCGCCGCCGGTGAGCGAGATAGCGCGATCGACGCCGCCTGTGATCGCACCGGAGTACCCAAAAACGCTGTGGTGTAAAGAGGTTAGCGTCGTGTCATAAATCGTTGGGATCGTCAAGATGCCGGTGACGGGATCCAAAATGATCTGGCGGCTTTGAGCACCAAAAAGCGTCTGCTTATAGAGCTTTACGAGAGCAGGTGACGATGACCCGCCCCTCTCCTGCTCTAGTGCAAGTAGTCGGGTCGCGATAGAAGCGTAAGATGCGGAGCCTTCGATATTTGACATTCACTATCGTCATGTACCAAGCAGAAACAGTCAATAGACGTCACTCAGTGATACCGAAATATTCCGACTCAAAACCAAATACATCTGTCTCAGGAAGATGAAGTAATGGGGGCGAAACCCGATTCAGAAAACAGACTGCATTTTGATCGACGTCACCCGGTGACAGCTTGAGACATCCGATCCGCAGCAACGAGACGCCGGATCAGCATCCGTTTACAAGCCGAGCGCTCGTAGCCAGCAGCCGTCAGTCGATCCATAGCCGCCGTCATTAGGCTTTTGACACGCGTGACATCGTCCGCCGGCGGCACGCGGCCAAGCGCGACGTCACCGGCATACTGCTGCAAGGCGGCGATAAGCGCTCGATCGATGTCATCCATCTCCGGTCGGTTAGCCAGCGCCAGACGTGCTCTATAAGCGGCCTGCCTGGCCCTTTGCGATGCTGATCCGGTTGTCGCAGGTCTCCCTACCATTGCGTTGTCCTCCCCTCTCCATCGTCACTCAGAGACGTCGTCACTCGGTGATGCCCCGTCACTCAGAGACGAGACGGCACCACGCAGCCTCTCCGGCGTCAGCAGACGGGGCTTGATGTCGCCACAGCGGATCTTCGCTGGCAGCCCGAGAACGACGCCTGGCGCGGCCGGAAACGCGACGCTGACGGCATGGAGGATCTCTGCTGCTCCGGGTGCGCCGGTAGCAATCAGCATGATCGCTGCGTCAGCCAGCACGGCATGGAGATTGTCTGCCGTCGGCTCAAGATAGCCTGCATCGGCGGACTCACGTTGACGAGCTCGCTGGGCTCTCTTGCGCTCACGGTAGTATGCTGCGCGGGCTTCTGGATCGAGATCTCGGACCGTGGGTTTGCGGCCGGATTTGATGGCATTGTATAAGTCGGAGAGTTTATCAGTAGTCATCTGCGTGGTCCTTTTGTCCTTATATAAAGCGTCACTCAGAGACATGCTGTAGTCAACTCGCCGGTGAAAATAATGATGGGCGAAAAAATCATCGCTAGACCAGATTCCATGCCAGACAGTGTGATGCTGCGGATCCGGCTTCTCGAAGAGATGCACCCACACGTGCAGCCGATCCTCGCCGGTGGACTTGCTACTTTGCTCGACACGTCGGCCGACACAGACGAGACGCACGTCCAAATCGGAAATAATGCCCGATAGAGCACGGCAACATCCTCACACCCATCCACGTCCGCGAACGCGCACAGAGCACTCAGCGTCGAGTTCTGACGGCCACGGCTCAGCGACGTCAGGACCAGATATCCAATTCGATGTTGGACATGTCAAACATGAAATGAGTCGGCTCGGACTGAAGCGGCAAGGCGCCTCTTCTTGGGTGCCTGAAATCTAGATGCGACCTTTTGAAACCCTGGGGTTTCTGCCAGCCCATGGGCTTTCTTAGCAAGAGATTCAACTGGCTTTCTTAATGTGAAGGCGAATATCTGATCCAGACTTTCAATGTTCTCTGGCTTCATCTATAAATCTTCATCATAGAAATCCTCGATCATCCCCTTTACAATATTAATCTTCTTACGGTTCAGCGCAGTTGAGTTCGGTGCCCATCCGGCTTCAAAGCGACCCTACCGGGTCGTAACCCATTGAAATCTATTTCTTTTGTATTGTATATCCGCCTCAGAAAAACAGCTAAGTTATTGTTTTAATTCATCAATCTGGAATAATATCCCAACATTGGCGACTCTTTGTTGGGATACTCCGCCGTCGGCCTCCATAACGGCACGTAGAGCGTCGTTGATACGGGTCTGGTATCCCCCTCCACCGACCCGGAAATAGTCAACAATATCGGCATCCAAACGGATATTCAGGCGCACTTTGTTGGCCCTGGCCCGTCCGTCGGCCTGCTTCCGTCGTCCCTCCGTCACGTACACCTCCTCCGTACATCGTTGTCTCGACATTACCCCGGATTCCCGTCGGCGGAGCACATCCGATTTCATCAGGACATACACCTATGAAGCCCGAAAAGCGGAAAAACGCCCCGTACAGCGCAGGGATGGCTCCCGTGATGCAGATGTCATCAGAGGCCCGAGATTGCGCTGTACGCCAATTTATGGAGGTCGAGTTTTGGCAGACGGCTGGCCGATGAAGCTCAGGTCGGCCAGTGATATAATTGAGAATACGTATATCGAAAGAAACTACAGGTCTACCGTTTGACCCACGCGCCGCCGGCGGTGAGCATAGGAGTCAAAAGGACTTAAAGGACCATGACTGTTAGAATTTATATCAATGGAGATAAGTCGGAAACTTATGCCGTTAAGCGAAAAGGCTTCTACCGGCCCCCGCGCGTGCAGGCAAGAAACCTGCAATCGGCTCTCGACGATCCGATCGAGCTCGCGAAGCAGCGTCCAAGAGTGCCCGCATATCGCTCTGTCATCGAGCGTTTGCACGTCGACGCCGGCGGGCTCGATGCCGTCGATCGTGCCGTGTACGCCATCTTGATGGCCGTCTGGCAAGAGAGTGACAAGAGCGAGTCCGACCATTACATCAAGGCGTCGTCGGTCATGACTGCCACAGGCATCAGCACGCTCCGGGGCCTTCAGGCGTCGCTCAAGCGGATTTGCAGCGCGACTGCAGACTACGATATCGTCGACGTCGGCTATTCCACCCAGCACGGCACGACGTCGCTAATGCACGCGGAGATCGTCCGTGATCTACGCAATCGCGATGCCGAACGGGTGATCGCATTTCAAATCCCCGACGCCGTTCAGCAGGTCATCGAGACTAATAAGTTGGGCTACACACATCTCAACCTAATTGATCTCCTTAAATTCGAAAGCAAATATACGCAGCCATTGTATGCAAAATTGGCATGGCTCTACGGTCTGCACTACGGTTTGCGTAGACCTCTAGAGTACACCCCCGAAGACCTCGCGAAATTGATGGGGCACGACTGGGGTTCATACGACGTTTTTCGCCGCCGGTGCCTTGAGCCTGCACTAGCCGAAATCTCTGAAATTGTTAAGGATTTCAAGGTTGAGATGCAGGCCATCCCTCGTATCTACGGGGTCGGTGAGAGAAGGCCTCCAGGCAAGCCGCCGGTCGCGAAGATCGTCCTTACAGTCGAGGCCGTAAAAGAGAAGTGGCGTCCGGACACGAAAGCCGAATGGATTCAGCGGTTGGACGACCCGACGCTCAAGCCAGCGTCACGGCGGCCGGTGCATTCCAAAAAGCCCAATCGCGGGTGACGTTAACTTCTCGCCGGTGATGTCCCTGGCCGATCGTTGACCGTGGAATCGGCACCGGCTACCGTCGCGACATCATGTCCAGCAACCTGCCCAGCCACAGCATTCAGAAGGCCGCACAGCGCATGTCGCTGGCGGTTGTGGCTGCGCTCATCCCGGAGACGAGAGTCCGCAAAAGCATCTCCCGAATAGCTGCTCGCGAGGCGCGAATATTCGCGCACCGCTTGAGTGCAACACAATTCGGAGATGCTGACTATGTCTATGCACGCGGACAATCTGCAGGATATCCTCGATCCGTTTGAGACGCATAATACTAGCGAACGCGAAGAAGTCATCTTCGGCGACGCGTACACGTATCTGATCGCAAAGAGGACCATTGATCAGGTCCACCTTACGGACAAATCGAAATCTTGCGCGATTCTGTGCGTACATCCGGACAGCTATACGCAGAGTGACGCGCACTGTCTCAAACAAGACATCCTTAAACATCTTGAGATTACTTTAACATCTCAAGATCACCGCGTCGTTCGTGTCAACTATGACGACTACGACGGGTTCGATATCTTCAAAAATCGAGAAGTCCTTGATGCGCTGAGCCGTTTCCGCTGGCCGGTGATCCTGGTCAGCGCCAAGGGCCTCGACACGTTGCTGTCTGATTGGCGCACTGAGCGGCCTATTTCGGATGTCTTCGATGCGATCATCCGCGTCCGCCCGGCCGCACCGCGCGAAGTCATGGACCTGATGGAGCGTGCGTACGGAACCACCCCGTCTGTCGCCGTTGTCCGCACCGTCTTGTCGTCTCCACTGAGTGCTGTCGGTGAGGCCTTCGGCAACAAATCCGGGGGTCTCGAAGACGGTCTCCTGCGCTTGCGCCGCGCCGTGGCCACGAAGGAGATCGCGCGAAAAGTCGAGGCCGACGCTAAGGCCGAGAAGAGCGCAGCCGTCAAAAAATCGGTCTCTGTCGCGTCGACTGACCGAGGAGCCGATGTTCTGCCGCTCTCGCAGATGCCGGGTGTCGACGCTCGTGCGCGGGACTGGGGCATGACGCTTGCGCGCGACATCGCGGATATCCGTTCCGGTGTCATCGGCTACGACGACCTTGACCGAGGTGTACTCCTGTCTGGCGCTCCGGGCACCGGCAAAACGACCTATGCCAAGGCTCTAGCGCGCGAGTGCGGTGTCGAGATTATCGATATCAATCTCACCGAAACTTGGGGTTCGAGGAAGCTCGGCGGAGGCCTGAGTGGCTTTATCAGAGAAATCGAAGATTTGTTCGATAAAGCCAGGGAATACGCTGCAACTGATCACGCTTGCATCGTCTTTATCGACGAGATCGACAGTCTCGGTCGGCGCGATAAGTTCAGTGGTCACAATGCGTCTATTAATACTGAGACGATGACTTATATGCTCAGCAAACTGGACGGATATGATCGGCATAACGGAGTTATTATTGTCGGCGCAACTAACTACCCTCAAAATCTCGATCCTGCCCTTCTGCGCCCCGGCCGCCTCGATCGACACATCGATCTGCAACTGCCGGACGACGCTGGGCGCGCGGAAATCCTGCATTTCTATCTGCCGTCGATCCCCGTCGGCGATCTGATCCAGACGTCCTCTGCGACGTTCGGCATGGCTGGCGCCGGTCTGGAACAGATCGCCCGTGATGCCCGGCGGTCCGCTCGCCTCGCACATCGGGAGGTGTCTATGGACGACGTGCTCGGCGCCCTGCTTCCGCAACGCCCGATCTCCGCTCGCGACACGCATTCGACGGCGGTGCACGAGATCGGTCACGTGCTCGCAGGACATCTTGAGGGGTACGTGATCAAAGAGGTCCGCCTCGCACTCGACGGCCCTCTGTCTCTGGTAGCTGGCTACACCGAAATCTGGCGCGGTGAAGACTTGGTACGCACTCGTGCCGATATCATGAGGGAGGTACGCGCTAAGCTCGGCGGTATGGCTGCGGAGGCCCTAGTCCTTGGCCACCGGCTTGAGCAGCCGGGCCTTCCAAGCGGCGACGCGGTGACTGCAACGACGCAGATCGCGCGCATGATCTTGTCGTCGTCGCTCGACGCGATGCTGTCCTCGGTCATCATCGACGACGATCAGATTCAAGGGATCCTCATCGCACGCGGCGACATCCGGAGAAGGGTCGAGGAGATCATGCAGAGCGAGTGGATCGCCGTGCTCGATGCGCTCAGGCCGCACAAGACCGCGATTGAGCGGATGGCTGCGGTGCTGATCGTGCGCAAAGTTCTTGGCCGCGACGAGATCGCGCAGATGATCCGTGAGGTGCTGTGATGACTTGGGTGGTCGGAAAAGGCTGGCGCGGCGAACTGCAAGATGCGTATCCATGGTCCGGGTACGCGGAAGTCGAAGATGGGTGGCGAGATCTGATTGTGTCGCTTGTTCGACGGCTTGATGTGATCCGAAAGCGGGATGGACTGTCTCTAGAAGTCCTTCAGATCAAAGAAAAATTTGGAGGCCTGCGGTTCTACGTGAGCGGCGCGAATTCTGAAGCTCTCGATCTCATCAACAGAGCGGAAGAGATGTCCGAGACGATCTGCGAATACTGCGGCAAGCCGGGTAAAATCAAGTCTGTGCGTGGCTGGTACAAGTGCGTGTGCGAAGACCACGCAGACGGCAGCGATGGGGACTCTTACAATGACCTCATCGCCGATTGACGACGAAAAATACGCTGGATGGCGCGCGGAGCTACGGAGAGCTTACCCGTGGCTTCAGACCGATCCGAGTCCGCTCGTCGGCAGACTACATCTCGTCGTGTCGCTCGTGCGGCGGCTCGATGAGATCATCAAGCGCCGAGCGCTGACGGTACGCGTCACGCGGATCAACGACGCCGACGGCCGTCTCTATATCGACGGAGAAGGTCTGGACAGCGAGTGTGATGCGTTGATCGCAAGAGCTACGGCTTTGTCAGCTTCGATTTGCGAGGTCTGCGGGCGGCCGGGGCGGGTGCGGGAGACGACTTCCGGCATGATGATGTGCGTGTGCTCGGAATGCGATGCGGCGATTACCGATTGGTGGACTTAAGTCAGGCGCCAGAAAACACTTCAATCACGACCGCGAACTGCGCCTTTTCCTTTTTGGAAAACGCATGGGCCGCCTTCAGCACCCGCCTAATCTTGTAGTACCCAACGCACTCTCCATTGTATGTTATCTCTTCTTTTCTTTTGTGGTAATGAGAGCTATCGGAAAAGAGCGCCACACGCAGTCTGCCTGTCGGACAACGTTCTTTCCCATCTACTCACCCAGGCCAACAAGACACCTAGTCAGGCTGTGAACAAGCCCCACCAGTTCTCGAACGTTGGTATCATCTTCCCTAGAGGAATAAGGAGAGACAAGGTAACCATGCATCACGGAATTTCTAACACTAGACCAAGTCTGATACTGAGTTTTTGTAATGCGCCCGCTGTCACGCATGACCAATAGACCACGCACTACAGTCATCTCCTTCAAGCGATCAAGCGCCTGCACGGCTACTGACTTCAGATTATTGTCACCAGTCCACTTCCGAATATGGGCCGACAATTTCTCAATCTCTTCAAAGTCGGCACGCTCATTCCTAGATCCTCTCGGGTAGATCATTCCGGCAATAGCCTCTGCAGTGCTGGCGAGCGTTAACGCCCACACCCACCGGGACCCTTCTGATGCTTGGATAAGCTCCTCATAGTGCCTAGTAAGTTTGTGAGGATCCAGACCTTGTCGCTGATCAAGAGGAGGGTCGTTCGCGACTGCGCTCAACAGTGCCGCGTACATTTGCCAGAAGCCCTCGGCATCAGAAAACACCTTCTCGCCTGTCCACAGTGCAAGCCAATCAGAACTTCGCACCGGATGCGTTGAGGACCGAAACTGAACAGGCATAGTCTTGCCTTCAAAGATTCGCGCTGTAAGCCTTGGATATAGTAGTTGCCCAAACATAATTCGGAGTGGTTCGCCAAGAACATTTTCTGTGAAAGGCGAATATAGTGTCTTTGATCCAGTTGACGTGACCGTTAACAGCGACGTGTCCGCATCGAATTCAAAACAGACATCAACGCCAACAGCATTGAGTTTCACCCGCTCAGAGCAGAAGCGAGTAAGAACAATATTTGCCCTCGTGTGCCTAGGGATGTAAAAAATTACTTCAGTGGCGTGCTCCACGTCACTGTTAGTGGTCATCTCTGGAGTTAGTCCAACCAAGTCACCACGAAACCGCCACAAACCACCACGCTGCGGATCAACTTCAGGCGAGGTCCAACCAGCGTTGAAGCGCCGCCCGCTGGTATCGGCGCATATTAGCCGTGGCGTGATGAATATATCTACGTTGTATATCGCTTCGCTTGCTTTTCGAAAGCGTGCCAAGGCCGACCCTACGTCGGACGGAACCCCAAACATCTCGTATTCGATAGTCTGAGGATCTCTAATTTCTATCTTCCCGTATCCGGCAACGATATCGGCCTCTCCATCCGCGCCGATAAGCGTCATCTGCGGACACTCGATCGTCTGTGGCCACTCAAGTAAGTATTTCCACTCTGAGAGCAAGGATCCGCACGTCGTCATTTTTCCTCTCGGTTTCGGCCTGCCTGTCATTAGATAGCACCTACCACCGATTGAGGTAGGCTGGCGACCGTGCCAGCCTGTCTTTTATGTCAACGTTTAGCGGCTGCAGTTAAAATTCGTTAACTAGGAAGTCATAGTACGCAGAACCAACAATACACCTCCAGATCATTACCGGCTCTAATGGAGGGATTGCAGATCATCTATATTTCAACAAAGTTGAGCGTCATGGTACATGCAGACTCGCGCAATTCTGGCCTTCTACGACCGGGAATCTGAATCCGGAAACGACAACAACAAGATCCGCACTGATCTTCCGATTCCTCTGTCCGCCGCAGTGCAACTGCCGGAACTTGGCGGCTCCCCCGGAGCTCCGAGTCCATTCTTGACTGAGCGGAAACTCCGGGCTGCAATTGAGCGTGGCGATCTCGTGCACGAGCGGCACGGCAGCCGGATCTATGTGACGATCGATGGGATCCGCGAGTGGAGGGCTGAATGCCTGCAAAATCCAAAGGCGCACGTCTCTACCTCAAGCCCGCCGAGTACAACAAAGAGACAGGAAAACTGCGCAAAAGCGCAGTCTGGGTCATCAAGGACGGAGACGTGCAAAGCGCAGTCGTCACTGGCTGCCCTGAAGCGGATCGCGCAGGAGCAGAGGTCGCGCTTGCGGCATACCTAGAGCGCAAGTACGAGGCTCCGCGTGAAAAAGACCGCGCTGCTGCGTCGATTTTGGTCACGGACGTGCTCGCGATCTATCTCGCGGACTCCGTGCCGACGCAGGCTCGACCCGAGAAATGCGGCCAGCGCCTTATCCAGCTTGGCGAATGGTGGTCTGGGAAGACCCTCGCTGATGTCACTGGCAAGACTTGCCGCGAGTATGCCGCCTGGAGGAAATCTCAGGACTGGAAGAACTCGAAGCCTGAAGTCACTGGCAACAAAGCCAAAAAAGTCACGGACGGCGGCGTCCGTCGTGAGCTTGAAGACCTCCGTGCGGCTATCAATTTTCACAGGCGCGAGGGCTACTGCCGCGAGGTGATCGAGGTCGTGCTGCCGGATCGGAGCCAACCCAAAGTCGTCTGGCTCACACGATCCGATGCGGCACGGCTGCTGTGGACGTGCTTGCGTAAGCACGAGGTGCAGACGGTCGGACGCGGTGAGCGCAAAGGGCAGCTTATCGAGACGGGGAAACGGCCGTGGCTGCACCTCGCACGGTTCATTCTGGTAGGCCTGTACACTGGATCTCGCGCGGCAGCGATTTGCGGAGCTAGGTGGGACAAGACGCCAGACAATGGATGGGTGGACCTCGACGGCGGCGTCTTCTATCGGCGCGGTTCCGATGAAACCGAGACAGACAAGAGACGTCCGCCGGTACGCCTGCCGAAGCGCCTGCTGCGACACCTCGATCGGTGGGAGCGCAAAGGGATCTCGAAAGACGCGGTGGTCGAATTCAATGGTCTTCCAATTGCCGAGGTCAACAAGGCTTTTGCCAAAGCGGTGATCGCCGCCGGGCTGGGTTCAAAGATCACCCCACACGTCCTCAGGCACACGTGCGCAACTTGGCTGATGCAAGCCGGTGCCAATATGTGGGACGCAGCCGGATTTTTGGGAATGACCGTCCAGATGTTGGAGCGCGTCTACGGGCACCATCACCCGGACCATCAAAGATCTGCTACGGATGCGCTGGACAAGCGCCCAACCAAAACGGCCCGCACGCGCCGCTCTCGCACTTAATCCAGGCATGATAGAGTTCGCTGCCGCTGTCCCGGTCGGCGAGCCGAAAAGAAGAACAATCGTATTCGGGATGTTCCTAGGGGGTCTGGATGGGGTCCGGATCGCCGTGAACAAAGCGGCATTTCGGCGTATCTCACGGAGAAAATATCGCTTATTTTTCAATGCGATGACCTGATACGAAACCGCTCATAACGGTCTGGTTGCAGGTTCGAGTCCTGCCGGGCCCACCAGCGGAACGCTTCCGGGCAAAACTGAACCTATTGAAATATGGAGGAAACAAATCCATGGAACGCCCGCGGCCGATGGCGGCACATTCTATGCTCGATTAATAAAATCGAAATTGCACGCCTGCCCTACCCGCATCGACAGAGCCTGCGGCGCCCCCGCCGTCAATAGACGGAGGAGAAGCTTGCGATAGCGAGCATTGAAAAGCGATCGCAGGGCGTAGGAAACGAGTTTCGTAAGCCAAAAGGCGCGATAGCGCAGGTATGAGCCGTTCTTGCGCATGACATAAAGGAGCGAAAGATCGGATTCCAGCTTGGTGTCCAAAAGTGCGCGAACACTGGCCTGTCCGATATGGCGAAAACTTACGCCGGGGTGGAAAACACAACGATAGCCTGATTTTCGCAGGCGCTGACAGATATCCATCTCTTCGTAGAACAGGAAGATTGACGGATCGAACCCTCCCGTTACCGCGAGAGCATCCCTCCGGAACAGCATGAAGGCGCCGAACACATAATCCACCTCGATCGGCTCCGCCGGCTCCATCGGCTTGCGCCGCCGGCCGACCAGCCGGTCCAGCAGGCGCTCGTCGAAGCCGTAGGAGCGCTCAGGTCGGCCATCGATCGACCGGTGCCGAGGCCCGATAACGCCGATGTCGGAGTGCCTGTCAAGATGGGCTATCAATGGCGTGAAACAGTCCTCGTCGAAGCATGTGTCGCTGTTGACGAAAGCAACGTAGCGTCCGGCCGAATAATTGAGGCCGAGCATACATCCCAAACCGAAACCCGCATTAAAGCAATTCCGGACGAGGATGACCGCGTCCGATTGCAAACCGTCGATGCCCTCCTTCAATTCCAGAAATCTATCCGTTTCCGAGCGGTTGTCGACGACAACGATGCGATATTTGAATGATGCGGTACTTACCGTGTATTTATCAAGTATCGACACAACGCAAGCGATAGTTTCAGCTGGCGTGTTAAAATGAACAGTAACGATCGTCAGATCTTCTGTTGCTGAGGATGCGGCACGAATAGACATCATTGCTTCTTCATGATCGAACGACTGCAGCGGCCGAGATCCGCCATGGACTTTGGCGGCGCGCAT